GAGCGGTGGAAACAAACCTTAGCGGACGAATCTTTGCCGCTTGTCCGCAAATGAAAAAGATGCACGCCGCGCTGGAAAAACTTCGCTCTGCTTTTGCAGAGTTTGAAGCCGCGATTGCCGAGACGGAATTGCCGCTACAAATCGAGAAGAACGTGCCGACTACAAGGACGGCGCAACGCATCGCCACGCTCTACAATCGCCGCCTAACAACGCCGTGGAGTGTGTCAGAAATTAAAGCCTTCCGCGCCTTGGGCGTGATTTCCGACGCAGACTTGGAGCTTGTAGAAAGATACTATGCAAGCGAACGCGCAAAGGGCGAAACGGACGGAAGGCATCGCCGCGACCTTTGCACGTTTCTTAATAACTGGCGAGGCGAACTAGACCGCGCCCGTGCCTTCTCGCAAACCGCGCCGAAAGGATGGGCGCAAGACTCAACACTGAAAGCCAAAGAATTATGAGCGAACCAATCCACACGGGCGAACTCGGCATAGTCGAGGCCGTTGAAAAAATGCTTTCGACGATTGAGCCGAAAGGCGCGGAGATAATGCGAGGCTACGAGTTTAAAACGCGAATCTGCCCGCTGCTCACACGCTACGGCTTCGAGCTTCGCTATCAAGTGGATGGTCTTTGCGAAGGCAAAGATGAGCGGTGCGTGCATCAAAGGCGGACGCTTGCCAAGCTGACAAACGCGCTGGCAGGCAAGGGCGCAATCGTTGCGCTTGTGGGGCCGCGAGGCACGGGCAAAACCTACATTGCCAGCCAGCTTGTGATTGATCGGCTATGGGCTGAACTTGGCACGGCGAAATGTAGCTGGTTTCACTACACAAAACTCACAACGATAGTGGCGAAGCTCAAAGCGTTCTACGGTGATTTTGGTACAACCGACATGGAGCGTCTGGAAATGTATCGCGCCTTTCTAACGCATGACCTCGATTTGCTCATCATAGACGAACTCCACGAAGTAGCCGACGATAGCAGACACAAAGACCGCATATTGTCTGACATACTAGACGCACGATACGCCGCGAAAAAGGACACGCTTTTAATCAGCAACCAATCCGCAAGTGAGTTTTCCAAGGCGACAAGTCCCTCCATTATCTCCCGGCTGAACGAACACGGCGGAATCATCCCTTGCGAATGGGAGTCATTTAGAGAAAAACCAGCGATATGACAAAAACCTCCGTATCAATGCCAGCCGATTTGCTCGCGTGGACACACGCCGAGGCTCGCAAACGCGACTCATCCGCATCGCGACTGATTTGCGACCTGATTGAACTTGAACGCCGCGCATCGGTATTTGTGAGACTTGAATCACTCGAAAAGAAAGTCAGAGAACTAGAAAACCAAAAACCATGAATACACCACGAACAGACCGCATCCTAGACAATCTCGCAGTCGCTATGACGGCGGACACGCGAGAGCAATCCAAAGCACACAGTGAAGAAGCGTGCCGTGAAATCGAACAACTCGAAACCGAACTCATCAAGTGCAGAGAGGCGCTGGATAAACTGCACATTGCCAACGAAACCAGTAAGCCGGAAATCTATGAATGGTATCTCACTGACCCATTCGCATCCGAAGCGCGGGAGAACGCGATAGAAACACTGAACCAAACCAAATGACCGCACAACGCCGCTACGAATACCACGCCGACCGCGCACTTGACGCCGACCTAGCCGAGACAATCTCCGCCGCTTGCTGCGAAAATTGCGGGCGCGAGCTTGTGAACGACAAGTGCGAGAAGTGCGATGCAAGGCGGGAGGAAGAGGAGGAAGAATGAAAACCAACCTACTAGACATCCGCCACGCTGACTGCATGGACATGATGCGCGAGTTTCCAGATGGGCACTTTGATCTGGCGATTGTTGATCCGCCGTATGGAGCGGGAGATACCATATTCAATCTCTCAAAGGTGGTAAATAATAACACCGAAAACTTTGACGCAAAGACATGGAATAATTCAGCGCCAAGCGGAGAGTATTTTACAGAGCTTATTCGCGTGTCTGTAAATCAGATTATATGGGGCGGAAATTACTTTACCACGCATTTGCCGCCGTCTCGTGGATGGATTGTATGGGATAAAAAGTATCAGGGAATGCACAGCTTTGCATCCGTGGAGTTGGCATTCGCCAGTTTCGACACCAATGCAGAAATGTTCTCATACAGAAAGCCGGAAGATAAAACGCATCCCTGCCAAAAACCCGTCGCGCTCTATCGCTGGCTCCTGCAAAACTACGCGAAGCCCGGCGACACGATTCTCGACACGCACCTTGGCAGCGGGAGTATTGCCATTGCCTGCCACTACGCGGGACATCATTTGACCGCGTGCGAACTAGATGCCGATTACTACAAGGCAGCGTGCGAGCGCATTGACCGCGAGACACGGCAGCAAACACTTTTCACCGAAACACCACAACCAACAGAAACCCAAACTGAACTTATATGAACGAACTATTCCAAATCACCGAAACGAAACCGACGAAGCTACAAGCCGCGAGGCGTGCGCTTGAGGATGCGGAGAGGGAGTTTGAAGACTGTGCAAATGAGGATGCGCCCGCATTTCTGCGAGCCATTGAACGGTGCGCGGAAATTGTAAAGCAAGAGGAAGCAGCCGAGTTGAACAATTCAAAACAACAACCATGAACCTCGCCGCTATACGCATCAAGTGCGGGGAGATTGTTGGGTGGACATACATCGAGCAGCTTGCGTTCACGGGGATACCAAAGGGAAGCAGAGGCAACGCCGACGCTCGCGTTATTCCCAACTACCCCGAATCCGCCGACGCCGCGCTGCAACTTGTCGAGTGGATGAGCAAGCCGGAGAATGGAGGGTGGATACTGGAATCGAACTTTAATGGCAGAGAATGGAGCGCGCAACTGATTGAGATTATAGACGGAAAGACAAATCACTGGATAACAAAGTTCGCCAACACCTTCGCCTTAGCCATCTGCCTCGCATTTCTGAAAGCAAACAACATCGAACCTGAAACACTATGAACATCATCAAACTAATCACCATCCCGATATGCTCTATCGCTTATGCAATCCTGACAATAGCTTGGGCAATAGACCGTGCAGAAGGGGAAACTCTCAAGGAATACATCGCGAAACAAATACTATGATACCAAACGAACTCGAAAGAAAAAACAAATGATCGAAACACCCGAACAACTACGCCGTGAAATGGCCTATCGAGTTGACGAACGTATCGGCATTATGACGCTAGGCGCGCTGCCGTCTAAGGCGGTTGTCGAGTTTGCGGAGAATGAAGCGCGCGAGTGGGCGCTGCGGTGTTATCCTGAGCTTTACGCTTGTCTTTAATAAAAGACGCTAAGTGAGACGCAAGCTGCGTAATGTCTCATGCGTGAGACTCAAAGGCGATAGACAACGGGCAGGCCGGAGAAACCGCAGTGCTCGCGTAGGGCTTGCATGGGGAAAGCGGGGCCGGGGTCGTCTTTACGTTCCGGCGCAATGCAATCATGCCCCGTGATGTCGTCAAGATTGTAGGTAGTGACAAGCTCCTTTGACAAAGCGAGCACGGCGGCAAGTTGCGCAGGCGGGTAACATTCCCATTCTTGGACGCTTCCTCCGTTCCTATGGCGTTCCTGAATGCTTGTAAATCCAGCTTGCTTTTTTGCCCACGATAGCGCGCCGGAGTCGTTGCCAGCATTGGCTATCTCGATGCCGATTCCGCACGAATTTATGCCGTCGTAAAGATGCCCCGTCTTCGGATCGCGCCAGCGGCTTTTTCCGGCATGGGCGGCGGAACGGTTGAACGGCACGCACTGAGTCACCGAACCGTCGCGGTCAATAACCACATGAGCCGAGACACCGCGCTCGCGCATTGCTTCGATGCTGCTTGCGCCAGTTGCGCCTCCCGTGAAGTGTATCACTAGGACGCGGCGAATCGGCATTTCTTTCGACGTTGCTATCTCGTCGCGCTTTACGCCGTCAATCCAGTGGTCAGTGATTTTCACTTGGCATATCCGCGAATGTCGTTTTCGAGTCTGTTGCCGTCAACGCCGAGAACTATCGCCTTGCCGTCATATGACAGCGTAGCGCCGTGATACGTGACTCCAGCGCGGTATTTAATAGCTGAGCAGCTTGTGAGGTAAAGGCACGCGAGGATTGCGAAAACGGCGAAGATGAAAGCCGATGCGATGCGGCGAGGGTCGTTAAGAAATGGGTTCATTATTTTGGTTGTTTGATTGCGTCACGGGCGACAACAAAGCCTCCGCCGATTGCTGCTGTTTCGAGAACTTGTCCGACAAGATAAATCCAAGCTGGCCCGCCTTGATATGTTTGAAGAAACTTGCCTAGTGCGTAGGCGATGGCCGCGATGGTTGTTTTGTAGTTGTTCATGGTTTTATGGTTTCTTTGAAAGGGCATGGCTTGCCGGGGCACATTCGATAGGCCATGAGCATCCCGTGGTTCTCTCCAGCTTGCGCCCGAACGGATTCGATTGCGCTTCGTAGCTCTTTGCGGTCTGACTCGCATTGCTCGCTGCGATGCCAAAGGATTTTTGCAAGAAAACATAACGCGCCCGTCACGGAACTTACGGCTATGAGCAAAGCGTTTTCGAGTGTCATGGCTTATTCTGTAAGTGAGGCAATTTCTGCTTCCGCTTCCGCTTTTTTAGCAAGTGCGGCGGCGAGCTTCTTTTCGTTCTCGGTTTGCAGCGCGGCGGCTCGCATCGTTGTCAGCGTGGCGATGTCGCCAGCGTCAAACGCGGTGGACGCGTCCGCGAGTAGCTTGGCAATGCGGTCACGGTCAGCGGTTACATCGGTAATCTTCGCAAGCACGGCCCGTAGTTTTTCAACAGCGTCGTTAAACACGAAGCCCTGCGCGCCTCCTGCGATGATTTCAAGTTGTTCGGTTGCGATTTCGATGGGTATCATTTTAATTGAGGATTTCGATGGTTGCGTTATTTGCGTGGACTTGATTGCCGACATTTCCAGTTCCCCATTTCATCGTAGCGGCAATCGTGTTCGCTACGGTCGGGTCTATGAGCTTTGCAACAAACTGCATTGCAAAGGTTCCCGTCCCTGTGCTAGTGGTGTTGATTTCAGTCCCGCCAGCGGAGAGCGAAATTCGGAATGTCGTGCTGCTCGGAATCGCCGTGACGTAGTAAGGCACATTTGGCGCAATCCCGTTCGGCCAAGTTCCCGAAGGCCAAGTCACCGCCGCTGCCGATGTGAACTTTACCACATCGCCAACCGCCACAACACCCGTCATTGTATGAGTAACAACGGTTGGGGTTGCGCTAGTGAATGTGACGGTGTTGCCAATACCGCTAGAGGCCATCGTGGAGGTATTCAACGAATACGCAAATCCAGTCGTGGTCGTGCTTTGCAGCGAGGTTGTTAGGATACCACCCTCGCAAGACATTCGCAACGAATCAAACATCGTCAATACGGTTTCCAGCCAAAAATCAGAATTAGTTAGAGACGAAGGTGAAATCGTGCCGGTGGATTGGCTGCTTACCTGCACCCCGCCAACTGTGATTGTCGGGATAATCGTGGAAGACGTTCCGCTGTAATACACTCCATCTATTCTAATCCGCAGTTTTTTCCCTGTCACAAGCAAGTTTGCAGGGATAACGGGAGCACCAATGCAATTCGTTCTCGTCATCGTGTGCGTGCCACTTCCGCCGCTTCCGCTGATCGCGCTGCCTGTGAGTGAGGAAGCAAGCTGACAGCTCACGCCCGCCGAAAACGAGGTTCCGATGATGTAGTAAGTTGTATATTGATCGAATCCAGAAGGCAGCGTTCCCGTTGTGGACAACTTCACAGCATCCCCGATGACAAATCCAATCGGGGATGCAAACGTCCACGTTGCCGAAGAGTTCGTCGCTGTGATTGTATGAGCGAGGAAGTTTTGTGCAGTGGTCAGGGTATTGCCGCCAACCACGGCAGGCGAATAACTGCCATACAGCACCGTGGGGAGTGTAGCCCGCTTCCCAAGGTTGCTCGCGCCGAGGTATTGCGCTAGACAGAGTTGCGCAGAATCAAACCACCAAGCATAGGCACTTGTTGAAATGTCGCCGTAGTAAGACTGTGGGGAGAAATAGTTAGTGTAGAATGTGGCAGCACTAGCGCTGCCGGAGAAGGAGCCACTCAAGCTGCACGTATTGTCTATGCTTTTGTTCGCGAGGGTATCCGCGGACGAAGTGGTGACGACATTCACGCCTTCCACCGCGATTCTGCCAGCGGAGACGCGGGTGATTGTCGTGTCGGTGGCGTGTCCAAGGTTAATCGAAGTGCCTATGTATGGCGATGCGCTCCAAGCCGGAGCCGTAGCGACGCCGCCGCTGGAAAGCACGCTGCCAACCGCTACATCAGCCAGCTTGGAAAGCGTGTTCGATGCGCTGGCATAGAGTATGTCGCCCGTGGTATAGGTTGTTTGATTCGTGCCGCCTTTTGTTTCTGGTAATGCCGATGTGAGCGCAGATGCTAGGTTTGCGCCGGATGGAGTGGCGAGGAAAGTTGCAACTCCTGTGCCTAAGTCGGAACTACGCACAAGCGTAACAGCAGTGCCAGTTCCATTTTTGAAAGATGGGATACCACTACCGTCTGAATACCAAGCCGAGCGTCCGGCTATAAGAGTTGGAGTGGTTCCATTTTCAGTGACGAAATGCCCCGCAGCGCCCGTTCCGGGAATGCTGGCAAAGTGGCCCGTGTTTGTTGCATCGCCAGCAACATTTGCCGTGCCGTTAAAGCTAATGTTGAAAATGTTGCGAGGCGTTGCAAGTGCCGTTGCCGTTCCAGCATTTCCGCTCACGCTGGTTTGATCGCCCGTGTTCGTTCCGCTAAGATTACTGCCACTTACGGCACCAGATGCGGCAACGCTAGTCGGCGTGATTGCTCCAAGCGTTAAGCTAAT